TTCTGGTTGTTTTAAATCATCTAAAACAATTTGAGTGGTATTACCATCATCGTCTTGTACAATAGCTTCATTAACAATATCATCAATTGCTGATTCAATTTCTGGTTGCATTGCCATTTCACGGTAACGAGATATAAGTTCTACCTCATTCTTTGCGGTACCGTCTAAGTCAACATATGTACCATAGTATGCAGCTGATGTTATTGTTAATGCGCCATCTTCGGCCGCAGGCGGCGTAAAAGATTGCTGAGTAGACTTTTGCTGCTCAGTTTCATCACGAGATATCGTAAACCCGAACAGCGAAAACTTGTTTGTATTTTGTGCCATATTTTTTTATTAATTCCAAAGTCAAAGAAACATAAAGGAGGGCACAAGGCCCTCCGTATAAAAATCAAGAAGTTGTATCTGCTTCCCAGTATTGATAAGCAAAAGTTACTTGAAACTCTTCCATCGCATCATTTGAACCCCAATCTAATTCAATTGGTGCCAAATCAACAGGAAACAAACCAACAAAATTGTAAGTTTTAAGTGTATCACCAGCTTTGCCATATTGTGTAACAATAGCATCAGATGTGTAAGTTGTTGGAGAACTAGCACCTAATCTACGCACGTTAGAAGTATTGCTGTTAATTGAATTCATCCATGATTCTAAAGAATTTCTAATAGTAAAATCTTCATCATTGATGATTGTTAAAGACCAGTCTGTAAAAGTTCTATTGCCAGCAAACTTCAATTCACGGCCAAAGTAATTAACAGGTACAGTTCCAATTGAAGAACCTGGTAACTGTGAAGATTTTGCCATGAATGTTGTTTTAGAACCAGCTAAAGAACCATTATTTGCAATGGTTGGGTATGTTAAAGTGACAGCAAATAGGTTAGGACGGGCACCGTCTCCAACCATATTTGCTCTAAATTCTGCTACATTAAATGCCATTGTTTTCTCCTATTTCGTTTTATTTATTAAACTGAACCAACGATTGTTGTGAAATCAACGCCAGTTGCAACGGCAACAAAGTTCAATTGGATGTAATTGATTGAACGAGCAGGTTTAATGTAAATGTCACCAACAAAACGGTTGCCATCAATAACTTGTGGCGTGTTGTTTGTAGAGTCACAAACTACTTTAAAGTCTGTAATACCACGGCGACCTTGTACATCACGCAAGAACGGTGTAATCAAAGAAACAAATTGTGCTCTGGTAAATTCATCATTTAATTCAAACAATGAAAATTTAGCAGCAGTAGAAATGGATCTTTCTAATGTGATAAACAATCTACGTACATTGATACGGTCAAATGCTGATGGTTTGTTCTGTAGAGTTTTATCTCCGTATAAAACAATACCTTGGCCAGGAAATGATACGACAGGGTTTACACCAGCAGAATAGATTGTGTCTCTATCTGATTTAGATGGATTCCATGACAACTTGATTGCATTTTTAATTGCACCACGATTGAAACCAGCAGGTGAATACCATGGGTCTCTAGATGTATCTGTTGCAACACATAAACCAGCAATGTCACCGTTCAATGGAATCCAACGATATACATTGTTGTATTTGTCGTATTGATATTTCCAACCAGAGTCTGCGAACACATAAGATGATTGTGTTAAAGATGAAGACCAAGCGGTAATCAATGTTGTTTCTTGACCTGCTTTGTTAACAACAGCAGAAGAAGGAGGTGTTACGAATACCACGCAATCTCTACGAGCATCTGTTAGTGGGTCTGGATTAGCAATGTTCGAAATAACATAGTTTTGTAATGTCGCATTTGCATCACCAGTCAATACCAAAGAAATATCAATCGCATCTTTGTTCCTAAATTGGTCATATCCAGTTTGTAGGTTACCTGTTGTTGGTGTAGCATCAGTGCCTAATGATAATGTTGTTGATAAATTGCCGTTAGGATATGTGCCAGTATTGATTCTTGCGAATGTTGTACCAGCTGCACTTTGTCCCCATGTAGAAGAAGTGTTTGCATAATCTACTGGATCAGTAGCATAAACATATCTAGATTGGTCAAATACTACTTGTTTGTAATAGTTTGTGGCACCATTTAATGTTGCATCGTAAGCCTTTGAAACAAATCCAAAAGTTTCCAGTACTGTGTTTGCAACACCGGTGAACTTGCCACTTGCATCAATAACAACAATATGAATTTCATCATTTGCACCATTTAGACTGGATGTGTGTGCTGATGTATTTGGTGCAGATTGGAAATAATTTTTGTATGTCCATTGATTAAACAATGTGGTATTTGCAGAATCAAATACTTCTACTTTTAAACTATTGCCTAAAGAACCTGCATATCTACCAATGAATGGTCCATATGTGTTGGAGTTGTTTTGATTCAATAATGATACTTCAAATGATGAGGCATTTTGAATCTGTACATTAGCACCAGATGTTGCATTATTTGAATTTGCGCCAACAGCACGAACTATTTTTAAATTATTACCATATGCCAAAAAGTTTGCAGCGGTAAAGAAAGATACTGCTGAAGCTGTATCTGGACCTACTGGAGCAAAATTTCTAACTAAATTAATTTCACTATCTACTGTTATTGGTTGATTGGCTGGACCCCATGGGAATGTTCCAGCAAAAGCACCGGCTGTAGTTAGCACTGAAGGTACGACTGTTGTTAAGTCAACTTCAGATACATTTACGCCTGGAGAGATTTGAAACGCCATTTTATTCTCCTTGAATTATTATGTGTTCTATTGGTAAGATACCATAGTGATATTTATGAAACATCGGTTTTACATTCTTCGGTGGAAATTTTTGAAGTATTCGGAATATGTTTCCCTACCATCAGCCACCTCCCACATATCACCGCCTACCATTTCAAAATCATGCTCTAGACCATCTTCGATGATGGGTGCCGGCAAAGTATCATCGTCCATTTGATTCATATTTTCCAATTGAATCTGTTTACGAATGTCGTGATTGACAATTTCTTTGAAATATTGTTGAGTTGTGACCCAAGAAAAAATAACCAAAGACATTACCATGTCGTCATTGGCACCTTCTTCAGCAGAGAAAGAGTTCTTTTGCTGAATAAAAGTTGTCAATTCGGAATATGTATCGAAATCATTAATTATAAGTTTGTCACCCTCAATCAAAGTTTTAAGGTTTGAACAACCAATTGCTTTGACCTGAGGTGACATTTTCAGTCCCATCTGAATGCCACGGGCAAAACCTGCCGACAATTGTTGTGGTTTCTTATTGCCTGTGAAGATTTTCCATAGGTTTTCATACTCAAAATCGGTATGTAATGAATCTGCAACCTGTGGATTGTTATTAATTTCTACCAAAATATAGGCATCATTGTAATATCTGGCTGTATTATAGATGACAGTTGGGAAAAGAATAGGTGTAATTGATGAACTCTTATATGTGGCAACTTGTTTATATGGTGTCTGAGAGATATCAATGACTGAAAAAGCAGAACAATCTAGGTTCTTACCCTCAGAAACATCTACAGTTATACAATATAGATGGTCGGATTTGGCTTCATTAACACCTTCTTTGACAGGATGTTCATATATTTTCAATAAATCATGCTGAGTAATTGGATCGGTATAAACCAAACTTTGTAGTTTGTAACCAGAAATGAGGGTATTTGATGAACCTAAAAACTCAGTTTCAAACTCCTGTGAGAACTGTCGTTCAGAAGTGTTACGAATCGTTTCTTCTTTCCATTTTTCATCACGACCTGGTACGTGTGACCAATGGATTTCAAAGTTTACATAGTTATTTTTCTTATTGATTGAATCCATCCACAACTTGTAGAACAGGTTCATACCGTTTGGAGTGGAAACAATAATAATCTTTGTCTTTTTACCAGATGAAATTACAGGGTAGACAGAGTTAAAGAATTCTTCCGCAATATTGGTCGGAACGAAAGCGAATTCATCTAAGAATACAATGTTAAAAGAACCGCCACGAATGGCGGAACTAGATGTGGACGCTGCGATAATCTTAGACCCATTCTCTAGTTCTACATTACCTTTGTTCCAAGTAACCACACCTTGTTGAAGCCACATTGGTAAGTTTTCATATGCCAGTTGGTATTTTGCTAGAATATCACGAGCTAGTGAACCTTTGTTGGCCAGAACGGCACAGTTTTGTTGGTCTGTAAAAATGGTTGCCCATAACATATATGCCACGGTTGTGGTAGTTTTACCAACCTGACGAGGACATTTGGTGATAACAAAACGATTGTTCGCAAAGAGCTTTAACATTTGCTCTTGGAACTTCCACATCTTAAAGTTGATTAGACCTTCATCAACGTTAACAATTTTTATATAATTTTTGGCAAAATA